GTTATTGCTTTTTGGCGAGTGATCCGCTGGCCGAGTGGCGCAATTAGGCAAACAGACTGTGGCCCAGCCGAACGCTCGCCATCTCTTTCGCAGGGCGGGTGGTGAGTAAATGTGGCATCGGAGAAAAAGCGAAAATGGGCAGACCTGTCGCCCAAGGAGCAAGCGGAGTTTCAACTGCACTACGTCTGTTCTCGCGATCCGATTGCCGCCGCAAAGCATGTTGGTATCAGTGCGTCCTCGGCGCGTCGCATCATAGGAAGTCGCGACCTTGATGATCTGGCGGACATCGCCGAGGCGGATGCGCGGGAGCGGATTGCAGAGGACGCAGCCAACTGGCGAGTCGAGGCAGTAGCGCAGGTGGACGAACTGTTGGATATTCTGCGGGAAGGTGCCCACCAGCTTACCCGCGAGGCGCGAATTCCAGACGTGGACAAGCTCGTCCGGCTCAAAGCATTCTTACTTGGCGAACCCGACAGCAGGCAGGAGGTGAAGGTGGATGGTAGCGGTACAGTCATCGCCGCACTCGGCGACAATCCCGAAGGGCTCCGGCTACTCAGTGAACTCGCTGGGCGACTTGCATCCCGGCCAACTCAGTCCGGGGAATCTGCTAAACAGCCTGAGTGATGGCCGGATGTATCTGCCGCCTCACCTGGAGCTTCTCAATGGCAAGTTGCTGGCGCTGGCAGGTGGGCATATCAAACGGCTACTGGTCACCATGCCACCTCGCCATGGGAAGAGCGAGCTCTGCTCCCACGCCTTCCCAACCTGGTACTTGGGCACCTGGCCGGACAGGCACGTGATCCTCGCCAGCTACGAAGCCGATTTCGCAATGAGTTGGGGCCGCAAGTCCCGTGACAGTTTGCGGGAGGCTGCCCGGCGCGGCATATTCCCGCAGGCGCATGTCCGCAATGACATGGATGCGGCTTCGCGGTGGGGGATCGCTGAGCATGGCGGCGGCATGATGACTGGCGGAGCCGGGGGGCCGCTCACTGGCAAGGGTGCCAACCTGTTCATCATTGATGACCCCGTGAAGAATGCCGAGGAGGCCAACTCGCCTGTCTACCGCGAGAAGATGTGGGACTGGTACACGTCTACCGCGTTCACTCGCCTGGAGCCGGGTGCGGGCCTGGTGCTGGTTATGACGCGCTGGAATGTGGATGATCTCGGCGGGCGCGTGGTCGAGTTTGCGGAGGACGCCGAGCCGTGGACTGTCATCAACATCCCTGCCATCGCCGAGGAGAATGACGTGCTCGGGCGGGCGGCAGGCGCAGCCCTCTGGCCGGAGCGGTATCCGCTGAGTGCCCTCGCCGACATCCGCTCGACGCTGGGCAGCTACTACTGGAGCGCGCTCTACCAGCAGTCGCCTGTCATCCGCGAGGGCGCGTTGTTTCAGCCACAGTGGTTTGAGATTGTGGGGGCGGCGCCGGCAGTGGCGAGGCTTGTGCGGTACTGGGATCGGGCGGCCAGTGTTGACGGCGATTGGACTGCCGGCGTGTTGATGGCCGAGGCGGGCGGCGCCTACTACGTGGCGGATGTAGTGCGCTTCCGAGGCACCCCAGGCCAAAACGAGCAGCGCATTCGCCAGACCGCAGAACTTGATGGCCAGCACGTGTGGCAATACATGGAGCAGGAACCGGGCAGCAGCGGCAAGGACACCATCGCCACCTACATGCGCCTGTTGGCGGGCTACTCATTTCGCGGCGATCGTGTCACAGGCAGCAAGGAATCGCGGGCCGAACCATTCGCTGCGCAGGCTGAGGCGAGCAACGTGAAACTGGTGCGGGCGAAGTGGAATCGTGACTATCTGGCGGAGCTGGAGCAGTTCCCGCACGGGAAGCACGACGACCAGGTTGACGGTAGCAGCGGCGCGTTCGGGCGACTAGTAAGCGCGCCGCAGACAGCCACAATCCAGATTGTGGACCGGGTGACAATATGAACCTGCTGACATCAGTGGCAGACATAATCGGCGGCGGCCAGTACAGTAACGCGCTGGCCGAGGCTGGAGACGCGGAGCGCGCTGCTACCATAGCCGAGGCCGAGGCGCTGGTAGCCATCACAGAGACGCACACCACGCGGGAGACACTCGGCTCGGCAATCTCTGCGCTGAGCGAAGCATCCCGGCTCGTCGAGCGCGCCCGCGAAGACTCCAAGTGGACGAACCTCAGCGCTGACCAAAAGGGCGGTGCCGATGCCATCCCGCGAGAGAAGGCCATCCCGCTTGCGCGCTGGGCATTCTCCGGGGGCTGTCCATTCACCAAAGCAGCGGTCTGGAATAAGACCAACTTTGCATTCGGTACTGGCATTGACGGGCCGACGGGGCCGGAGCCGGAGAGCAACCAAGCGTTGCAGATACTCCGCGCCTTCTGGCGGGAGCGGTCTAATCAGTCTGCCATGTTCTCGACGTTGCGCCAGTACGAGCGGAGCAATCAGCTTCTTTGCGATGGCGACCTCTTCCTGCTGCTCTTCGTGGACGCGACAGGCGCGGTGCGCGTCCGGCGCTATGACCCTCTGCGTATTGCCAGCATTGTGCCTGACCCCGAGGATCCGAGCCGCCCGCTCTACTATGCCTGCAAGTACCAGAAGCAGGAACTCAATGTGAAGACCGGCCAACTGCGGCAGGCGTCTGGCGCGAAGCAGGAATTGCGCTACTACCCCGATTTCCAAAATACCGAACCGGAGGCTGACCCGCTCTATAGCGTCGTGCATGGCGAGGGAGTGGATGACAACTACAGGATGACCGGCAACGGCGATGAGAAGCAAGCGAACGTGTACATGATGCACGTACCGATCAACCGCGTCCGCGAGAGTGGCTTCGGCGTCTCGGAGGTCGCGGCTTCGGTGCGCTGGTTCCTGGCCAGCAAGCGCATAGTGGAGGACCAGGCGACTATCAGCGCCGCGACCGCACGGTTGATGAACCAGATTTCTGTTGCAGGCACGGCTTCTGACCTCACCTCTCTGGCGGCGACAATCAAGGACAGTATCGGCGATGCCTCCGACGAGCTCAACGAGGGCGGCATGAGTCAAGGGGCCATGAATCTTATGCCCGAGGGCATGGAGTTGAAGTCGGACCGGGCCAGCAGTCGCGCAACCGACGCTTGGCAGAACGACCGCATGATGCGGATACGCGGCGCGGCAGGAACCGGCCAGGCACTCCACTACCTCGCGGACCCCGAGAATGCCAGCCTCGCCACGACGCGAACGATGGAGCTTCCGGTGCTCCGCAATTTCGAGGGCTACCAGGCGCTGCAGATAGACATGATCCGCAACCTCTGTGATTTCGTGCTGCTCCAGAATGACATAGACCCGCTGACTGCGGAGTATGACATACCCGCGCCGGCCATGATACAGCCCGAGGTGGGGCCGGCGGCAGGCGCGCTCATGGACGCGGGGGACGCGGGCTACCTGACGCGGGAGTGGGTAAGCCGCGGCCTGCTGCAACTCTTTGGCAGCGATGATCTGCACACAGACCTGAAGGCGATTGCGGACGAAGCAGAGGAGCGGGCAGCGCGGGCGCCAGCGATTGCGGCGCTGCAAGTAGAGCCGGAAGAGGATGATGAGGAGGGCGAGGGCGCTGATTAGCGGGCTGATGGAGAGGGCTACCACCTCCGGGCAGATACGCAGCGGTGTGCCGAGTGCGGCGCGGCTCGAGGATTCCATCTACCACAACCTGATCGCTCAGTACAACACCGCAGGGAATCAGATGACCCGCAGTCTCGGCGGCGACAACTTCAAGCTCGACGCGGCATGGAAGCAGCGCGACCTCCAGAAGCAGGCGAAGGCGATGGCCAAGAGCGTGCAGGCCACGGTGAAGAAGCAGCGCGCGGCTATCAATGCTGATGATTCGCTGACCACCGCGCAGAAGGCCAAGGCCCGGGAGAAGCTGACCCGCTACAAGAACGGACAGCTCCAGGATATTGTGAAGGCGGAGGGCCGGATGCAAGCCGAGACAGATGTGCTTGCTCACAGCGGCGTGGTGGACGTGGAGAAATCGCGGGTCATGAACTGGCAGATACTTGGCGACAATACCTGCGATGTGTGCTACGCCATAGCCGCCGGCAACCCGTACACCATCGAGCAGGCAACGAGCCTGGGCGCGAAGGCGCATCCGAATTGCGTGGATGAATGGAGCAACGACTGGCGCGCAGACAAGACGCTGATGAAGGACACAAAGCGGCAGGTGGCAGACGGCGAGCTTACGCTATGGGATGGAGGCAGCCGGACGCCGACACAAGGGAGCGCCAGGAGCAAGGCAGACAAGCTGCAGCCTGCGCCAGGTGGCTGGAGTGGGCGAGAAAAGCAGCGGCGGCGAATGACAACAACGCGCAGACGCGGCGGGGATAAGCGGACGGGCGACATGATGATCATGGCCTCCGAGCGCAACCGGCCGTAACCAGAGGAGTGAGTGAACATGGGAGCTTTGTCAAGCACAGTATGCGAGGCACTGATGGACGCGCTGTATCGGCGGGTAGCGGCGGCAGTCGAGACGCCCGCAACAAACATGCTCGACGGGAACGCCGAGTGTGGGCTTGCGTCGTACCTGGATGACAACAGCAGTGACCCGCTGCTGCAAGCGGCGCTGCTTGACGAGATGGTTGACATTGACCGGCAGGTGCTTGCCGCGAACTATCAGGGCTACATGAACGGGGCGCTGGGCAACGCGAAGTGGAAGGCGGCGATGACATCCATCATTGACTATGTGAAGTCAACCGATGGTGGGAGCAACGCGTCCCTGCGCGCGTATCTGAGCAGCGCCGATGCAAGCCTGCACCCGCTGTTGAGTGAGCTTGCGCGGATTGTCGTGAGCGAAGCCGT